CTCTTTTGCGAGTTCCAAGTTTAAATTTAGGCTTTCCAACGAATGGAATTGTTTGCCCACTTATTTCAATTCTGCATATTGTAGTTGCCATATATATTATTAATTAAATACTGGAATAAAGTCAAGAAACACTTCACGCAATTGCGTTGTTATTGGTGCAATTACGCTTGTTGTAATCTTGCCGTTTAAAAGGTCAAAATTAAGTGTTTCGCCTGCTCTTTGTAAAAACTCCTTTTTCCTTCCACCTTGAAATAAACCAAAGGAAACAAGGTCATCATAGAATTTTCCAAGTGTAGCAAGGAAGCTGCCCTTCGTAACAAACGCTTTTGCTTTTGAAGGCGGTTGTTCTGCACTTGTCAACGTGTGGCGTGGGTATGTTTGTTTTAAACCGTTAAAAAAGTATTCCCTTGAAATTGTCAAAGTATCAACATAGTTAAGGAATTTGAAAGTAGGGTCTGCGTCACCAAGTAAGTTTGTCTTATATGTTGTTGGAACTTCGCGTGAAATCAATGTTGTATTTGACTTGTTATTTTCAAAGGTATAGCCGCCTGAACTTATCAACTCTTCAATTTCCGCTTTTGCAAATGTTTCGCCTTGTGGAATTACTGGCAAGTTAATAAATGGAATGTTGAAATATGGAATTGAAGCATATCTAATCCCGCCTTGTGTTTCGCCATTTCCTTGATTAATTGAACTTACATTTGAACCTTGTGTCAATTGCAATGCACGGTATGCACAAAATTGAGAGTTAATAACATCAGGGTTTTCAAATACACCTGCACCAAGTTTATCAAAACCAATTGTAATTGTTTTATAATTCAAGCCGTCAAGTAATGTGTTAAGATTTGAATAAGTATCAACTTTAAATGTGAAGCCGTGTGAATACAATATTGCATTATCAACATTAAATCTTGGCTCGGTAAAGTTGTGAAGTGTTGCCAAGTCCCAAGATGAAGGATAGTCTATTGTTTGGTAAGCAATGCCATCAACTGCATTAAATAAAGTTGTTAAAACTGGGTCTGTTGCACCACCTGTTAAATAATCGCCACTTTTCGTAACGGTAACACCTGCAACTGTGCCTTCAAAGCCCAAGCGAATTTGATTGCCGTTCGTTCCTGCATTTCCTGCTGTAATTGTAACAACGCCTGCACTATTTGAAGCCGTGTAATTTGCATTTGCGTCCGCTGTAATAAGGTCAACAAGCTTGCCTGCAAGAATAGTTGGTGTGTCGCCAATTACAACGCTTACTGTATATTTGCCGTTTATTTCACTATCAACATAAAACACCAAAGAACCATTTTCTGTTGCGTTGTTTGTAAATGTAAATGTTCCAGTCGCCTTTATTGTTCCATTGTCTGCCAAAGCAATTGCGTCAATTTGTGGTCTCGCTCTTGAAACTGAAATATTTTTAAGAATTGCACGCAACTTTTTTGCAATGTGTGATTTTCTGCCAAAAAGTGTATTGATTTGACTTTCAGTTATAATGTCACTTTGTAATGCACCGCTTGTAGCTGTTCCGCTTGAAAGTTTTTGCCCTGTAACAAGAATTTTATGGTCGCTTAATTTAATGCCTGTGTCTGCACTCAAAATATTAGCGGTAACGCGTGGATTTGTTGACATATTTATTTTTTATTAATTGCTTTTTCAACGATTTCAATATCTTTGTCTTGCAAACGATTAAACCAAAACGGTTCTGTTGGAATTTTGTTTTCGTCTTTGATTTCAAGTGTGTCTTCTACTTTGTATTTTTTACCTTGTAATGAAAAAGGTTTTAGGATTTTAATGAACATTAAGTTATTAAAAATTTGTTATATTTCGTATAAGCAATGAAAAAATAATTGTCAAGTATTTTCAAAAAATATTTTTACTTTCCATTCCGCCTTGATATTCAATTAATATTTCTCGTAATGGTGCTTCTGCTGTATAAGAATAAACATCATCATTTGTAATTCTAACTTGCGTTGTAAATAACCATTGATATAATGAATAAGAACCCTCAAAAAGCCCTTCAATCAATGTGTCGTTTTGTAATGTCAAGCCTTCGTAATTCTTTTGCTTAAAAGGGGACGGAATAACAAAGCGTGCAAGTGTCTTTTGAATTGCTGGCGTTATCACTGTGTGTATTTCATCTGAAAGGTCGCCTTGTAAAATGTTTTTCTTGCTTTGGTCAAATGGCAAGATTGCATAAACTTCAATTACTTTTTGATAAACCATTTCATAATCTTGTGCTGTATATTTTGTAGCCGTTATATCACTTGTTGGCACGCCATCTTTATTACTATACTCACCTGCACCAAGCACAACATATAACCAATTTTGTGAAACGCCAAGCTCGTTTGTGTTATGGCATCTTTCAATATTAACCTGTGAAAGTGAATTTGCAACCCTTGTAACATTTATAAAAGTATTCCCAGTTACTTGAAAATTAATATTACTTAAAAGCGAATATGTGAAAGTTGTTGCGTCAATTACTGTTATGGTTTTATAACCGTTGATATTGTCATAATCATTTAATACAAGCACGCCGTTTATCGTTGCTGGCGTTGTTGGTGCGGTTTTTATTTTAAATGTGAACTCGGTTTCAGTCAAACTTGTATAAACTTCCCAAGTGCCATTGTATTCGTTTGGAGTTGCCCCTTGAATTGTTATTGAGTTTTTGTATTTATTCTTTGTAGAGCTTGGCGTGTTATCCGTTTCAGGCAAGTAATGATTTGTTGCCGTTGTTACCGTTACAATGTTACCGTTCCTTGTAATTGAAGTTATGTTAATTGAAGTTTTTGCACCTGTGATTGATATTTCAACACCTGTTGCCAAATCTACTGTTGAAGCAACCGTTGCCGTTGCAATTCCGTTGTTTGTTGTTATGGAAGTGATTGGAATTTGCGTTGTAAATTGTGTTGTATATTTTGGCAACTCTTTTGCAATGTGCTTAACAATATCACTGCCTTTCATTTGCTTTTGGCTTTAATTGCTTGGTTTATTCTTTTTACAATATTTATTTGCGTTTGCTTGTCAAGTTTTTTTACCGTTTGTTTTAAAAACTCTCGTGGTGCCATTTTTGAAGTTCCAAGTTCCAAATATTTTGCATATCTCGCCTTTGCACCAAACTCAAGGCGTTTCGAACCAAATACCGTGAAATCAATTGAACGAAGCAAGTTGCCACTGCGTCTTGCTGGGAACTCGCCACCTGCCGAAGCCCTGTGAAATTTTGGGTTTGCCAACTTCCTTCCATTTAAGCCTGTGTAGACCTTATAAACACGCCCTGTTTTTGCACCTTTTACCATTTGCTCCTTTGTATATGCACGCAACTCTTTCCCCGATTGCTCCATTCCAAGCCTTATTGCAAGTGCAATATGTGGTGCAAGTCTTTTTGTGAACTTAATGCCTTTTTTTGTGTTAAGTGGTTCGTGTATTTTAAATATCATTTACTTTTTGAAAACTCCACCGTATCTTTTCCACGAAGACTTGCAATTAAACGAATAACCTTATCAGATTCGTCAATGTTTTCAAGTGTTGAAACATAATATCTTTTTCCACTATACAAAACCCAAAAATCTTGCGTAAGTTCTGCAAGGGCTTGATATATTGTACTTGAATATTCTATCGAAAATATATGTGTAATTGAAGTTCCAGTATTAATGCCGTTTATCATCTGTGGCGTTGTTCTTGTTTTAATGTCGGCAAAAGCTGTGAATAAAGTTGTCAGCACCCATTCAGTATTTGAAATTGCACTTAATGTTGCTTTTTGTGAATTTCTTTGAATAGAAATTGATTTGTCAAAAACAAGCCCCAAGTTGTCAATCTTTTTTGAAGTTTTTGATTTGCAACATTGACCATTTTTACCCCAAGGCATTTAAATTGAAATAGTTATTGTAAAAGGCTTGTATTTTTCATATATCCTTTGAACCTCATAAGAGTAAAATCCCCCGCCGTCACACATCTCATTATCTGCGTCAAAAAGGTCGGAACATTGCATTGCAAGGCAGTTCGTTATATCTTGTGGAATATTTGTAAAGTTATTAAGTGCATAACCACCTGTTATTGTTACCTCAAGATTGTTATAAACTTCAAATAATGCAAGATGACATACACCACTTTTTAATTGAAACATTGCAGGAGTTGTTCCGCTTTCAGACATCCAATAGTATAAATCCGTTGACAATACTTCTTTTGCGTCCGTTTGATTCCAATTGCAAGGGTGGTATAGTATGTTGCCAAAGGAACGAATGTTGAGTCTCGTCAATCCGCCTTTAAAAGGTTCATATATTACCCTTTGATTATATAAGCTTGTTTTGAATGTTTGGTCAAGCAATAAAAAACCACTTTCGCTTTCCCAGTTTAAAACCACTTGTGCAATTAGCTTTTGAATAAAAGCGTCTTGCGTGTCATCTTTTGATTTTCTATAATATTTTGAATAAGCCTTGACATCGGCAACTGTAATAGGGTAGATTGTTATATTCCGTGTTAATGTTTTGACATCGGAAAAGTATGTTATCATTTCACGATTTTTACTTCCATAACTTTTTCTTCTTGCAAAAGCTCTTTTGTTTCAATTCACTTTCTGTAAATTGTGTGCCAACTTCAATTTCATTTCCGTCCTTGTCTTGAATTGGCTGTGTTGTTTTATACATAATTTCAAGAGTTTGTTGTGGGTCGTCTTGTGTGTCAATTTCATTTCCGTCTTGTGGCTGAGATGTGTTTATAGTTGCATCAGCATCTTGAATTGGCTGTGTATTAATGTTTTGTGTTTGTTTTTGTGCATTATCATTGTCTTGGTCGCCGTTATCCTGTGAAGCATCTTGAATTTGTGTTGTGTCTTGTGTGTTTTCAACAAGAGGCACTTCTTGTTTTTGAATATAACTTGTTTCAATTAAGCATTTAATATCCTTTTCATTAAAATACACGGTTAATGCGTCAAGGGAGTACTCCTCCCCTGACCTAAATATAATATAAGACTTCCTATCGTCTCTTATTTTTTTAAAAGTATTCAATACTAAGAACTTTGTCATATTTATTGCACTAATTAAGACTGTAAATCCCTTGCGTATTTGATAACAACAACTGCTTTTGCTCCTGTTGTTACACCGGTGGAAACAAGTTTAACACGAAGATATCTTTTATTAAGAACATACCCAAGC